GATTGAAAAAAATCATCATGGGAACATCAAAATGGGCAAAGGCCCTGAATCCTGTGGCCAAAGAAATGGATCAGGCATTGACTGTCATTGGCCAGGCAGCAGAAGACGGTGATCTGACTGCAGAAGAATTAAAACAGGTATTCACAGAATCAAAGGATGTCTGGGATGCCATCAAAAATGTGGATGATCTGACAAAGGCAAAACAGGCAGCAGCCAATAAATAAAAAATAAAATTATGGCAGAACAGACAAACACCAAAAAGGATCCCAGGATATTCACCCAGGTGGGTCGGGCAGGATTTGACCTGCTGTATAAATATGGTATATCTGACAAGGAAAATCCTGATAAACTAATTTCATCCAAAGGGATGGAATATATTGAAAAAAAGGTGGAAAGGGACACCCATTTCACCAGTGTCCTGGCCACCAGAAGACAAAAGTTGATGAAAAAGGGATGGCGTGTGGATCCGGCATCCGATTCTGCCAGGGACATCCAGATTGCAGATTTTGTAAAAACACAGCTTAATGATATGCAGGGCAGTTTTGAAAATGATCTGGAAGCCATGCTGGATAAAATCAGCAAAGGATTCAGTCTGACTGAAATCAATTATATTCCATTGGTGCGTGGCAAATATCAGGGTAAGGTGGGCCTGGAATCACTTAGATTTAAACCAGCCAAATATTTCACATTCAAGTTTGATGATTTTGGCCGGTGGACCATCCGGCAATGGGATCCAAAGGAAACAGATCTGCCCACTTATAAATTTGTCCATGTCATCAATGGACCAAATGATGAAAATCCATATGGTGATTCCTATGGTGCAAAATCTGCCTTCTGGGTGTGGCTGAAAGAAAATGAAGCAAAATTCTGGGCCATCTTTTCTGAAAGATTTGGCATGCCACTGACCAGGGTGGAAATGCCCACAAAAGCCACCCAGGAAGAACAGGATAAGGTGGATGATATTTTAGAAGCTGTCAGAAGGGACACCGGGATCCGGGTCCCAAAGGGATTCATGGTGGATTTCCTGGAAGCACAAAGGTCCGGTGATGTGGCGTATGACAATTTTATTGAACGGTGCAACAAAGAAATAAGCAAAATAATAATCGGCCAGACACTGTCCAGTGAAGAAGGGAAAAGGGGCCAGGGATCTTATGCCCTGGGCCAGACACATGCCCAGACAATGGAAGATTATATTGCCTTTGATGCATTTGATATCAGCCAGGCTGTAAACAAACAAATCATAAAAAGGCTGGTGGATTATAATTTTCTAACAGATACATATCCGGTCTTCAAATTCCTGGGCATTGATATTGGTGCCCTGATATCATTATCACAGACCATTGCAAATCTGGTCAAGGCTGGAATGAAGATCCCTGTCCAGTGGGCACATGAATCCACAGGGATTCCGATGGCCACCGGTGATGTGGAAATATTAAAGCCAGTGCAGGAAAGTGGGGAACCATCCGGCCTGGACAAAAGAGCAGGGATGGAAGAATTCCAGGATGATGATTTCATCCCAGATCCGGATGAATATGAAAAATTATATGATCTTTATTCAAAACAGGGAACCGGTATATGGACAGGATTTATAAACTGGTTCAAAAAAGACAGTAAAAAAAAAATTTAAAACAGATCCGGAAGGGTCTGAAATTGAAATATCTGCCGGTTGAACCATATGCAGATATTGTGGCCAGATCAATTATTCTGGCACATTTATATGGCAGAAATGACATGAATGAAACCATGGTACAAATAAAGGCAAAATCATTCCAGGGAGAAGAAATTCCCACTGCCTATGATGCAGCTGTGAAATTCTTCCTGGCAAAGAATATCATCACTAAAGATCAGTTTGATCTGCTGGAAAAAAGGGCAAGAAAATATGCATTCACTGTGGCCAAAGTTGACAGTGAACGTGCCCTGGAAGCCATAAAAACTTCACTGGATGATGCCCTGTCCCTGGGCCTGCCCATGGCAGAATGGCTGAATAATGTGGATAGTGTTTTAATGAATTCCGGTATGCATGCATTGAATGATTTCCACTTAAAGACAGTATTCAGAAACAACATGCAGACTGCCCTGAATGAAGGCAGCATGGAAATGATGAAACAGGCAGATATATCAGAATTTCCATTGTGGCAATATGTGGCAATATTGGATGGCCGTGAAAGACCATCACATAAAGAAAATCATGGATTTACTGCACCGGCAAATGATCCGGTCTGGCAGGTCCTGCAGCCACCACTGGACCACAACTGCCGATGCCGGATCAGACCGGTGCATACAAGTGAAGGATTAAAATCATCATCCGGAAAACCGGTGGTGAATCCGGATGAAATGAAATTTGTGACACCGGAAAAAGTCAAAAAGGCAAAGAAGGCTGCAGCAGCAAAGAAGGTTGCAGCAGTGAAAAAATCTGCAGCAAAAATCACTGATCCGAAAATGGTCCGGGAAGAAATCCGGAAAACCCATCTGGCCGAAATGAAAAAAATTGTTAAGATGGAAAACAAACAGGAAGAATATAAAAAATTGTGGTCAGTATGCCAGTGAAATCCTGTCCATGGGCCTGGAATACTTTTTCAAAGATCCATATGCTCTGGCCACCGGTGATCCGGAATATTTTGATTTTATATACAATCTGGTCCGGGGAAAATACTGATGTCAAAAGTGACCATAAAAATATTTGGCCAACAGGCCACCATTGAAGGATATCGATCGGCCAGTGAAAATAAAAGGATCCAGGAATTTTTAAATATCAGAATGGATCCGGATGGACCATCACCATCAGATCCATTTCCGGAATATCATGCTGCACTGGATGCCATCAAAGAAGATGACCAGGCAGAAATTATTGAAGTCATTGATGACCGGGAAATGGAACTGAACCTGGTATATTAAAAGGGGATCATTATGAAACAGTTTAAACAGTATGCACATGATGCCAATGAAGATGGCAGCATAAATGTCCGGGATCTGGATATATTCAGGCTGGGCAGGCACAAAGGATTCAGCTACACCAAGGAATGGGCCGGGGATGCCATTGGCAATTTTGAGAAGGAAAAAAAAGATGGATTTTTTCCTTCTGTCATAATTGGCCATAACAAAGAAGGGCAGGCAGAAGAAAAGCCAGCCAGGGGATTTCTGGACAACATGAAACTGGTGGGCAATGATATTGTGGCTGACCTGGTGAAAATACCTTCAAGGGTATTTGAAGAATTAAAGACCAGGGCATATCCACACAGATCCGTGGAAGTCAATCCGGATAAAAAAAGAATCAGTGCCCTGGCCCTGCTGGGTGGCACAACACCATTTCACAAACTGCCCATCATGGAATTCCTTGATGAAACAGATGAAGATGCCGTGGTCATTGACCATGAACTGTTTGCCCAGGTTGACATGGATGCATTGCGTGAAAAATTTGGTGGGAAATGTTTCAAATGTGGAAAGAAGAAGGACCTGGAATTTGCCCACATCCGGAAGACTGGTGTGTCTGGCCGTGGCCGTGGCCAGAAGGCCAGATATTATGACATAATGAACCATCCTAAATCATACCGGCTGCTGTGTGATGAATGTCATTTGAAATTTGAACGTGGTGAAATCAAGATGGATGAAGATGATGATTTCCAGGTGGATCTGGAAGACCTTCTGGAAGAAATTGAATTCCAGGAAATTGATTTGAAGGCAGCCATAGATCTGGACCAGAAGCTGCGTGGGATCCGGCAAATCTGGTGGAAGGTGACTGAGTTTATTGACAAGGTTATGTATGACAAGGAAAAAAATGAAAAACAAAAAAAGGATGAAATCAAAGGTCTATTAAACCAGGGACAATCAATATTAAAAACCGAAATTAATAAATTTAACCAGGGGGAAAATACCATGGAAAAGAAATTCACTGATGAAGATCTGCAGAATGCCAAAAAATCAGGCTATGCTGAACAGTTTCAGCAGGATTTTGGCATGTCACCGGAAGAATATAAGAAGAAACAACAGAAAGAAGCCGGTGAACAATTCCAGGCCAGGGTCAAGGCCATAGCAGATGATTTAAAAAAGCGGAACATTGCACCGGCCATCATTGATGAAGCAATGGTGCCTTTTATGCAGCAGTTGCCACAGACCGGAATTGTAAAATTTCAGGCTGATGGCAAGACCGTTGAAATGGATCACCTGAATGCATTCAAAGAAATGCTGGACAAAATATTTCAGGTCAATGATGAAGGGAAGCTGATTGTGGATCTGACTGAAAAAGAATCCGGTCCCGGTGGTGATAAGCTGGAAGATCAATACCAGGGTGATTCAGAAGATGTTCAGGCCATACATGAAAAGGCTGTCCAGATGGCCGAAAAGGAAAGCGGTGAAAAATCCGGTGAAAAGTTTGACAAGGCATATTTTGCTGCCGTGGCCAAACTGCAGGATGAAGCTGCTACCAAACAGCATGCCAAGAAATAGGCATCCAAAGCAGATCCGGAATTTAATTAATTGAAATAAAAATTTATTCCAAAAGGGGATAACAATGAAAAGCTATCAACCAGGTCCCATCATCACCATGGTGGCTGCAGAAGCACTATACAAACACCGGTTTGTTGATTGTTTAGGAACCACCGTGGTGGATCTTAAATGTGCCGGTGTCACACTTTTTGATGCAGCATCCGGTGAAACCGTTTCAGTGCAGTGTTCAGGCATTGCGGTAGTTGAATCAGGTGGTGCCATCACAGCTGGGAATCATGTTTCTGCAGATGCAGATGGCAAGGCAGTGGCACTGACCATTGACAACGTGAATGACATTCCCAAAAACAATGGCGTGGCATTGGACACGGCCAGCGATGCAGGGGAATTCATCAGGGTCCGGCTGATCTAACCCGGTCCATTTCATCCGTTGCAATAATGAATAACAGAAATAATAATATTTAAAGGGGGACATGAAAATGGCCGGAAGATTAGCACAATTACGTGCATCCACAAATCCCATCCTGACATCATTTGCGGTGGGATTCAAACCAGTTGCTGGCATTGCCAGGCTGGTGGCACCGATTGTCCGGGCAGACCGGGAATCAGGCACACTGTTCACATTTGGAAAGGAAGGATTTTTCATTTATGACACCCAGCGTGCCCTGCGTGCAAATGCCAAAAAGGCTGATTTCCATCTGTCCAGTGATACGTTTCTTTGTACGGAACATGCCATTGAAACTTCACTGGATTATAAAGAACTGGACCAGGCATCAAAATATGGTGCAGCCAGGGTCCTGCAATTAGAGCAAAGATCCATCAATTTTACCCAGCGGATCCTGGATGTTGAACTGGAAAAGGCAGTGGCTGACCTGATATTCAGTGGAACCTATTATGCATCCGGGAACAAAGTGACACTGACAGGTGGCGATCAGTTTTCTGATTATGCCAACAGTGATCCACAGGGTGTGGTCCAGACCGGAATGGCTGCTGCCAGGGCAGACATGGGCATTGAACCAAACACCATGGTGATCGGTTACACGGCCTGGCAGACATTGCGATTTCACCCACAGCTTCTGGAAAAGATTAAATATTCACAGAAGGGTATCCTGACAGAAGACCTGGTGGCACAGCTGCTGGGTGTGGACCGGGTGATTGTGGGCAAGAAAGTATATTCCACAGATGCAGGTGTTTTTACAGATTTGTGGGGTGATTATATTGCCCTGATTTATGTGCCAGTGGATGCCCAGGGAAATGTCATGGGCGAAGAAATGGTGGAAGGAACCACACCACATACGGTGATCATTGAAGAAATGGGATATCCGGAAGTCCGGACATATGATGAAAAGAAGGTCCGGTCCTATGAAACCACCAGGAAATATCAGGTGAAAAACATCAGCACTTCCTATGGTTATCTGATTTCTGACACCGTGGCCTGATCTGTTTGACCGGGTCACGGAATGGCCTGGCCCGGTCTTTTAAATTACTATGGTGAAATTTATCAGAAGGACACAACTATCATGAAATCATTCAAATCTGGATTTTTATCTGCCATCCTGGTGGTCCTGCTGCTGCTGGTGATGTCATTTCTTTTTATGGCCCAGGGGCCAAATGGCACAATCTGGAATTATCAGATCCGGGGATTCCTGTATGGCAAAGATGCACAATTTGCCGGTGAACGTGCCTGGGGAACAACAGGAACAGCAGACACCCTGATTGTCACCGGTGTGGACACATCCTGTGTGGTATTTCTGACATCGAAATCTGACAGCGTTTATTTTTATTATGATGTGGGATCAAGTGACACAATATTTGTGACATCAAATCAATCACTGACAGCCACCACAGACAAGTATTCATATCTGGTGATTAAGAATGGCTATAATGCATCAGATTAGTTTGATCTGATCTAATGCCACAATAAACTAAAGATGTTAATTAAATAAAAAGGACCATTAAACATGGCCAAAAACAATAAACCGGAATCCGGATCTGATCTGCTGCAGCTGCTGACTGATCCGGAAAATCAACCACATCAGTTTGTGGGAAAACCGGATGAACTGGCAGCACTGCTGGAAGGACCTGCCCAGGAAAAAGCAGATGCCATCATAAAGGATGCTGAAAAGAAGGCTGCTGAAATTATAAAGGATGCTGAAAAGTCTTCCATTGCTGACATGGATCTGGATGAACTGAATGCTGCCACCGATGCGGTGAAGACAAAGATTTCAACGGAAGCACAGGAAGCTGAAAAGGAATTGCGTGCAGAACTTTTCCAGAAACACGGATATGAACTGATGAATGATGTGATCTATCAGAAGGAACTGCTGCCAGCCGGATCCCGGAACAAACTGGCAAAATTGAAAAAGGCTGAAATATCCAAATTGCTGGAAAAGGGAATCATCCGGAAATAATGTCATGAAGGTCAGGGGAAAACCAGTGCCCGGCCTGCAGAAACATCCTGGGCAGCCGGGCATTTATTAAAGGTGAATTATGCCAGTATATACAACAGCAGCAAAAGTAAAAAGTGAACTTCCTGACAGTCTGCCATCCGGCTGGGAAGCTGCAAACATGACCACATTGATTGCAGATGCATCCGGCCAGGTGGAAGATCTGGTGGGACCATCATATGCATTCACCCAGGAATCCAATGCCCAGAAATTTCCGGAAATTACATCTGATCCGGCCACACCTGCCATGATTGAATATTGTGCCAGGCTGCTGGCAGCATCCATGGGATATGCAAATTTGAAGGAACAGAATAAGTTGTCCGGGAAAGACCTGGAAACAAAATTGAGAACCAAGGCCCAGAATTATCTGCAGCAGATCCGGGAAGGTGAAATTGTGATATCACTTTCCGGATCCAATATGAAAACAAATCCGATTGGTCACACAACGGACCAGCACATTTATCCGGATGATGGTGACGCGGATGATCCGATATTTAATGATGATAATTTCAGTTCATTTATATAAAAAATGGTGGGAAAAGTTTTTTTGAGATTCTTTGAAAATATGGTCAAAATGGCCCAGAAATTAATTTTGACAGGAAAACAGCAATTTAGGCATATAAAACCATTGCTTTTTCAAAATGGTCTTATTTGGCCCATATTTGGCCCAGGCTGAATGATAAAAATATGGCACAGAATTTGTATGACCGGGAAAAAGGCCCAAAAACAGGGCAGCAAAATGTGTGCCAGGTATGTATTTATGAAGGCATGCAAACATGATGCCAAAAAGGTGATAAATGGCAAATATTTCAGTTGAAGTGCATGGTGAACCGGCAAAGATTGAATTAAAGGACCACCAGATCCGGATGTCAAATCTGCAGCCATTCTTTGTAAATTTTTACACTTATATGTCCAGCATCATCACCGGCATGTTCATCAGATTGAAATCAGGTGGCAAAGACCGTGGTGTGGAATGGCCATGGTTTGCACCACAGTACACCAGGGCAGATGGCACAATTATTCCGGCAGAAGGAACCAGGGAAGTGCAGGGAAGATTAAGGCCATCAGGAACAAGGGTGACAAAATCTTCTAATTTAATGCGTGACACAGGCATGATGCAGTCCGGTGTCCTGGATGTAAAAAGGACCGGAAAGACAAAATTGATCATGGACAGCAGTGTGGAATATACCGGATATCAGAATCAATTAAGGCCATTCCAGTTTTTTGAATATCCGGCTGACTATAACATGGCAGAAAGAATGGCCAGGAAATATCTATATGGATGATGCATTAAACACCTGGGAAACGGAAGTCATAAATCTGTTTAAAGGGACCGGTGCCTATGATTCAAATGATCTGACAGATAATGTGTCTGCAGCAAATATGCATGTGAAATTGCGTGAAGACATCCGGACATATTATGGTGCCCAGGTCCCGGCCATCGGTGTCATGTCATTCAATGTCACGGAAGTCAGTGACAACCGGGATGAAATTCAGATGCTGGCCCAGGTGGTACACACCGGTGCGGATTTGCCCACACTGGATAATACGGTAAAGATTATCATCTGGAAGATGTGGAAATTATTAAAGGCCCAAAGGGCAACCGGGAACAATGAATGTTTAAATGGCAATGCAGAAGATATTGAAAATATGTCTGCAGATATCATTCATGGTGGAATCCCGGAAACTGACAGTGATGATTTTTCAGCACTGTTTGCCCTGGGTGAACTTAGATTTACAATAATCAGCAAAGGGGAAGAATGATGGATGATGAAAAATTGAATGATGAATCACAGGATAAAAAAATCAAAAAAAAGAAAATCAGGGCCATCCGGGTCCGGGCGGTGAAATACAGGATATACAATCCCATGAAGAAAATAGCAACAGAATATATAGAAGGGGATGAAATATCACCTGTCTGGCCAGAAATTGTCAAACTGGCAGAACAGGACACTGGCCACCGGTCACTGGTCATTATATATGAATAAACTGAAAATAAAATTTTAAAAGGGGGAAATTAAAATGGCCCAGAATTTAAACCAAGTCATGTGGGGTGAAGGTGTGGCTTTTATAGCTGGAAAAGAAGCTTTTGAAATCCAGGAACTGGCCCTGAAATTCGGCCTGGAAACAATCACCGGCAGGAAAGGTGATTCAGGTGGAAATATTGTGGAAATCACAGGCCAGCCGATTACCGGCAGGCTGGGATTTCTGGGATTCAATGCATCACTGATGGCCACAATGACCGGTGGATCTTCTGCCACAGGGACAGTCAAAAGGATCCGGGAAGAATCCCTGACCGTGGCAACCAATGCCGTGACCACATCACAGTCACCGATTGCAAACACAATGCGTGTTGTGGAATCCGGATCATTAAAGATCCCTTTAAAACAGGTGTCCGGTGCACCGGCAGCAGCAGATGAATATCAGTTGTCTGCAGCCACCACAATCACATTGAACACAGGAACTTTTTCTGATGGCACAATCATGAAAGTATCATATTTTTACACGGATGGTGCTGATGGTGAAACCGTGACCATTGATCCCACAGATCTTCCGGATTCATTTGAACTTTATGCATCCATCCGGACCAGGGAAAAATTTGGTGCCACAAAAGGTGATGCAGTGATTTATGCAGCCAAATGTAAAAGGACCGGTGAATTTGGATTTGGTTCAGGAATAGGTGATTTCACATCCTTTGGATTTGACATCAATATTGAAATTGACAATTCCGGTGACCTGCTGGTCTATTTCCCATAAACCATAAACCATAAAAGGTGGCAGATGTCTATAGAAGAAAAGGAAAAAAGGCTGCTGGATCTTCTTCCCAGATTTGAAAAAATCCGGGAATTTAGGGAAAAAATGTATTCCAGGAAGGTCCAGAGAAGATTAAAAGATCTGTACAAAAAAATTCACTATTTCAAAGATGATATCCGGATCCCTATTCCAAATCTTTGGGCCTATGCTGAAATTGAAGACAGATATGAATCAGTTGACAATATTGATCTGAACAATAAAAGGCACCTGGCCTTTGTGCTGGTCATCCTGGAAAACCAGGAAGATCCGGATTTCAATAAATTAAGTGAATCAGAAATCACCCAGAAGGTGATTGCCCGGATGCAAAAGATTCCTGCCAATGAATATGAAGACTGGTCCAGGGCAGTATATGAAGTCTTTATGATGTTAAAAAAAAACTCAATCAGGAAGACGGAAGTGGTTCTGCAGGAAGCCAGGGACATATTGGCTGGCCAGAAATAGCTTCCTATCTGGCCAAAGAAACCGGCAGGCCACTGGATTATTTCATCCGGGATCTGAACCTGATCAATATTTCTGAATTTCTTTTCCGCTTAGAATCTGCCAGCAGATTGATGCACCAGAAATCAATCCCTATTAATCAAAATCTAAAGGTGAATTAATGCCACGAGAAGAATACAACTGCCCGGAACAGAAAAGGTTGACAAATATTGAAACAAAGGTGGATGAAATCCTGCTGAACAGGGAAATTCCATATATCAAAAAGAAGATTGACACTATTATTAAAAAACTTGATAATGGAATTATTTCAAAAGTGAACCAGGCCCTGCAGCAACAGCAGCAGATGTCACATGATATTCAAGTCCTGCAGAATCAAATTGTTTCAAGACCAGTGGATCCGGACACAAATGAACCCATGGAAAGAAGGGTCCCACCACAACAGGCACCACCACCGGAAAAACAAATACGTGAGAAATGGAATCAACTGCCCATAATAAAAAAATGGGGTGTTATCAGCATTGTTCTGGGACTATTATTTAAACAGGAAATCAGGGAATTTATCAGCTCAATCTGGAAGGCATATATAGGGCAGTGAATGCAGATCTGGATGAAAAAACAATCACTCTGGAATCGGGTGATGTTACCATGTTTCTGGAAATACTGGATTTTAATATCACATATTTCAGAAAGGTTGTCAGGTGTATTGATTCACAGGAATATAAAAAACAGCTGACCAGATCTGAAACAATGCACAAAGATCTGATGGACAGCCTGGGGAAAAAATGGCGAGAAAAGATAAAGATATCCGGCTGATTGTCCAGGCAGAAGTGGACAAAGCCATCCGGGATCTGAAAAAGACAGATCAGCAGATTGATAATATGTCAAAATCTGCAAAGACCGGTGTGCCATCGTTCACTGCATTAAAAGGTGCAGTGTCCGGATTTGTAGGTGCCCTGGCTGTCCGGGAACTGGCCCAGGGTGTCATTGAGCTGGGAAAATTAGGTGCCCAGGCCCGGAATGTGGAAACGGCATTCAGAAAACTTCAGGGAAGTGATGATCTGCTGGAATCAATGCGGAAGAATATCAGGAAATCCGTTTCAGATCTGGAATTAATGCGGTCCGCACTGACAGCCATTGATTTAGGTGCCACAAATGAACAGATGGAAATCTTCACCAAATTTGCCAGGTTTGAA